GCCATTATGCAACTCCTTCAGGTGTATTGCCTTCAGCTACCCATGCAAGGTAGGCTTGGTAGTCTGTATTTGCTTCATCAAAAGGAATATATGCGTTGTCTGATACACGCAAAACTTGATTAGATTGTTCTGTTAATTTATACATTTTATAACTCCGCAGAAGCAGTTAAAGTTCCAGCACCAGCCGCAGTTTGCCTACCTGCAACGCTTTCTGCACTTAATGCAAATGTTGTATAACCAGCACCACTACCTGCTATTGTTGGAGTGGCTCTCATACTTACTTTATATAACCAATTTGTTGGCAAACTTGCAGAATCAGGAACATATATAGATGCTGTCTGATAATAGCGTTGGCAGTTAGCTAATTGGGTTTGATAGTTGGTGTATTCATAACCAGTAGCATTAGGGCCTACTTCTAACTGGACTAGACCTAGTTGGAATGTACCGCTAATTTGTGCGCCTACAGTAAATACTATTTCAATACCAGTTGTTGCTGCGGCTGGAATATCAATCTGCACATTGTATTGAGTTAATGTAGAAGTTACAGTAAATGTACCAGTAGCAATAGATGTGCGTGTAGGACTAGCTAAAGTACCAAAAGTATCGGTAGTATTAGCATAGTAAGCAGTCCAAGTTACTGATGTTAAAAGGCTGTTTGCAAGGTAAGCAGATAAGGTAACTGTTTTACCAGCTAAATCGTATGAGTTTAAGGCTTCAATACGCTGACCACATCCAATCGCTGTTACTGATGCCGCACCAGTAAATTGAAGTAAGTTACGATTATTACCTGTGCCTGATACTTGTGCCATTGTCACATTCGCACCTGTGCAATATCCGTAAAATCTATCTACAGTTGCATAACCAGCCGCAATCGTGCTACCAGCAGTTAAAGTGGCAGAAGTGGCTCTTTGTGCAACATACATATCACCATTAATGATTCTATTTTTCATTATGGTGGCATTACCAGCACCTAAGTTACTGTTTGCCGTACTTGTACCGATTACATCGGCATTTACTGTTCCGTATGCCATTATGCTAATTCCTCATCTGTTGGTTTAGCTAGAATAGGGTGTTCCCATTTAGCAATGTAATCGCCACGACCATCTGAATCGTTTTGCAATGTGATTACAGTCAATAAATCTGTATCGGTTAATTCAGGATAAATTGCTTTAATTTTTTCAATAATCATTATGCCGCCCTTACTAAAGAACCATTAAAAAAAGTAAAATTTCCATTTTGAAAAATTGGAGATGTTCCACTTATTAATCCGTATGCTTCAATATAATCAGTAGAGCCATTGCAATAAATAATGCTAGAAGTCATTCCACCAACACTACTAACATTTGGACCAAAAACGGCAGTTCCTTTTACTAAAGAACCATTTTTGTAAAAACCAAGGTTTATTTGTATTAGAGAAGTTCCTGTTGCATAAATACTTAAATTTATTTGATAATATCCAGCTACAGTTGGTGTAAACCTATAATTTGTTGTATCGTAATTTGAATTTGTATCAAAATCTTCAGTATTAAATTGAACTTTTGTATATACACCAGTTGTAATGCTTTGTGCAGCGCTCATTGTGGCACTAAACGCTGGCATATTACCTGACACCATTACTGTGCCTGTAGCGGCTGGAAGCGTGGCTGTATTAGAACCAGCAACAGCAGGAACAGCTACGGTAATTGTTCCGCTTGTATCGCCTGAGAGTACGACTGAGGACATATTGTTTCCTTAAAGAATTACCCAGCGACTAGCGCTTGGGACAGTTACAGATACGCCACTATTAATCGTAATAGGGCCAACAGAAGAAGCATTTTTGCCTACAGGTATTGCGTAAGTAGCAGTTACAGTTTGACCATTTTGTACAAAAATCTGATCATTACCAGCACCTGTTGCACCACCGCCAATTTGTGTCCAAGTATGAACAACGTAAGTACCTACGGTTGAAGCGCTACTGCCTGGGCTTGACGCCATTACATAGCTAAACGAAGTAGCGCTAATGTACGTAACATTGTACGAGCCATTGTAATTGGTAGGAATACAACCGCTAACCGTAATATAGTTGCCTGTTGATAAACCATGTGGTGAAGCAGTAGTTACTACAGCCGTTGTGGCAGGGCTACCTGTATTAGTCATACTAGAAATAGTTTGCCCAGCAACAGAAATATTACCTTCGTATTGATTTACGGTAGTATTAAAACGCAACATTCCATCTACAGGAGTTGTTGTACGTTCTGAAGTCAAACCCGCAGGAATCTGCATTTGCGTTACTGCGTTAAAAGTTACGGTTCCACTAGCAGAAAGATCAGTAAAGGAACCTGCGGCGGGAGTAATGTTACCAATTACAGCGCCGTTAATTGAACCGCCAGTAATGATTACATTACCAAAGTTAATACCAATATCAATATTATCTACAGTCCAAATTAATGCGTCTGTACTGTCTTTTAATACAAATTTATAAGCGCTGCTAGGTGAAAGCCATACGTTAGCTTCGCCTCTTGAATCCATAATAACTGGGTTAGTATTGCTAACAGTACCAGTAGAATCTTGATAGGTAGCTAAAGGCGTAGAAGTGCCTGCGGCATAGGTATATAGTTTACCGCCGACTAAAGGAACACCAGCAGCAGTAAAAAATTGCTGTTTTGGTGATGGTGATAAGGCTGTTGTCATAAGTTACCTCATAGCTTTCGTGCTAGTGTATCAGAAGGATATAAAAAAATCGCCATAATATTACAGGACTACCCAACGGCTGCCTGACGGAACTGTCACAGACACGCCTGAATTAATAGTAATTGGCCCAGCAGACATTGCGCTATTACCTGACGTAATGCTGTAATTAGCGCTAATTATCTTTTTGTTTTCCCATAAACCAAGCGCAGTAATGTTACTACTGCTAGCAGTCACCGTAGCCCAAGTGCCATCTCCACGTAAATAAGTTGTAGAGGATGGTGTCCCAGTAACAGGGTTAGCCGCCATATTAGTAACGGTACTAATTAACGTACCGCTTACAGGAAGTGTTAACGAAGTATTGGCTGTAGCTGTAAATGTTTGTGTAAATGCCCCCGCATGGCTTAAATTGCCGCCAACAGTAATGGTAGATCCCGTATTGGCTACACCTGTACCGCCATTAGCGCCTACAACAATACCCGTCACATTGGCTGCGTTACCTGAAATAGCCGTTGTTCCCAAAGCCGTTGATACTTGCGCCCCTGTTGCTGTGGTTAAAGCACCTGTAGTAGTAGTGCTATAGACAAGACCTGAAGTATTAGCGCTTGTGCCTGCTGAATAGTCTGTACCCGCCGTAGCGGCAGAAATAGCAGTTGCATTGCCTTTTAATATGCCTGTAATGCTTGTGCTGACGGTAATTGCAGGGGTTGTTGTAGCTGTGGCTACAGTGCCTGCAAAGCCGTTAGCTGATACAACAGAAACAGAAGTGACTGTGCCTGTAGTTGGTGTAGACCATTGAGGTGCCGTAGCGCCAGCATTTACCGTTAATACTTGCCCTGCTGTACCAATAGATAACCTAGTTCCAACGCCGCTTGTGCCACCATAAAGAGTATCACCAGCCGTAGTTAAAGGGCTTAAAGCATTAAATGCGGCGTTTGCCGTAGTTTGCCCTGTACCGCCATAGCCAATACCGATTGTACCTACATCACCTGAACCTAATAATGAATTACCGCCAACGGTTTTAATGTTTGTTCCGCTAACTAACGCAGCTTGTTTATTATTAAACGTAGTCCAATCGGTGTTAGTCAGATAGCCAGACACGCTTGTTGTAGCGGCTGCCATACTAATTGCAGGGTTTTGACCGCCTGATGACACTACAGGAGCCGTACCGGTAACGCTAAGAACGCCTGTGTTAGCAATAGTTACGGCGGTAGAACCGTTATAAGACGTGCCAGATAGCCCTGTTCCAATAGTTAACGCGTTGGTTGCAGTAGCTGTAATTGTGCCACTTGCGCCCAAAGCCACCGCTACACCGTTAAATGTGACTGAGCTATTGGTCAATTGGCTATTGGCAATGCTACCTAGGGTTCCCCCTAATGTCAGGCTACCTGAGCTAGTAACAGTACCTGTCAAAGTAATGCCATTGACGCTTCCTGTACCACTAACCGAAGTTACGGTGCCTGTGGTCGGTGTTGCCCAGGAGGGTACGCCAGCGGCTAACGTAAGGACTTGCCCGTTTGTTCCTGCGGCTAAAAAGGTTGTGGTGTTAACCGCGGATTGATATGGCAAAGATCCTGCTAAACCACCCGCTAAACTTGCAGCGTAGCCAGTAGTATTTTGGTTAAAAGTAGGCCAAGTAAACGTGCCAGTAGAAAAATTGCCAGATGTTGGCGTGCCTAAAATAGGCGTTACAAGCGTAGGGCTAGTAGCAAATACTAGCGATCCAGTACCTGTTTCATCAGTCATTGCCGCTAAAAGATTGGCAGAAGATGGCGTAGCTGCCCAAGTTCCTACAGCAGCAACAGCAAAACTGATAGTGCCTGTAGTAGTGATGGGGCCACCTGATAGCCCTGTACCTGTACTTACGGAAGTTACAGTACCGCTGCCACCACCACCTGAAGTAGTAACTGGTTGGGTGGGTGGCCCAAGTTGCAAGTCGTCTAAAGTAGTTAAATTGCTACCAGAACCCGCTAAAGTATAAAGATTAAATAGAAACCGATACCATTCTGTAGAAATAAGCCCTGTATCAGCGCTTATCAATGGAACCCGCGGGGCGGGGATGGTAGTTAAATTACTAGGCATTTGTGCCGCTTAAAATCAATTCGGCACCCATAATGACCATTTTATTTGGATCTGTGCCTGACACTTCATATACGCGGTCACGTAACTTAAGGGTCATGCCAAGACGACGCCAAATAGCACGGCGATAGTATTCGCCAATTTTACCCACAGAAACCCAATGTTCGTTTGACCAAGTATGACCACCGTCATCTGACCAACGAAGCATTACTTGTGGGTCTTGCGCTTGCCCTGTATTTGTGCCAACACCAGATTCACAATCAAGCTGTAAGGAGTGTTGTGCGGTACGTTTTAAGTTGTTAGCACCTGTAGGAAGCGCTCTCCATGAGCGAACCCATTTTTGAATAGCGCCATTGTCATCATAAACATCTAAGTCAAAAGCATATAAATTGCCGTTTAAATAGTCGCCAACAATGGTTTGGCTTTGATAATTCATTTGGCAATTTGAACGATGGCGGGTAAAAAAGCCATTGTCAAACCCTGCGCGTTCATGCCAAGCGCCAGTAGCTACATCAAATACCCAAGTTTTATCAACCGTTGGAAATATCAAAACATAAAAAGAATGGCCTTCTTGTTGATAAGTATAGGCAATAGCATTAGACACATCGCCATAGCTTTGAATAGCATATTCAACGGCGTGTGTAGATACACGTTTGCCCCTGTAGCCTTCACCACGATAAATGATACCGTAGCCTCGAGGGTCATTACCAAGCCAAAACAGCGTGTTATCGAGTTTTGCCACAGAATAAGGGGCTAGGCACCCTAACTCGTTAAAAGCGCCTTGGATGCGCGCAAAAGGGAAATTAGCGGTACCCGCGTTGTACCAGACCTCAACAGTATCCGTACCAAACACCCAAAGCTCGCGTTGGTCTACGTTAATAGCTTGAACTAAGTCAGGAGATCCTTCAGCACTAGCAAACGCTAATGGGTCAATCATAGTGCCATCAAATATTTCAGTAACCCATATTTTTTGGCTATTTGGCTCATTAAATACAAAATAGCCATCTAAATAGCCTACTGTTACTGCGCCAGGGAAGTCGGGGTCAGTAATTTGAACAAAAGTGTTGGCTACTTCATCATAAATATAGCCTTGAGGATTGGCAGCAAAAAAGATCTGCGTGCCATTATCGGCAATAGATACAGGGCCTGTACCAGCAATATTGCCTAATTTAGTTGGAAGATAACCATTGTCAATTTTAAAAACTTCATTGCCTGATACGACGTAAGCGTCCGCACCATTAGTTTGATGTGACCATAGGGCGCGGATTGGGCCTTTGCCAATAGTGGCAAGTAAACGCAATCCAGGCGTTCTGTTTAAAAAGCCGTTTTCTTTGCCTTCATTAGGCGTAGCTTCTGGAAACAAATTCATCATTACATCGTCCGCAGCATTGATGCTGCGGGCAACATAAGATTGCCCCAAAATATGCGATTTCATTAATAATTACCGGCAAAAATATTAAAGCGCTGACGTGTAGCCACAATGCTGTAAGGCAAGGACATAATATCGTCAGGATTGTTAATGCGTTTAAGATTGCGTTTAGAAGTCATAGCAATTCTAGCCACATTAGCAGGCGGTTCAATACCAAATTCAGTAGCTATTTCACACGCTAAATTGTATTTAAAACATCTTAAATAGCCAGGTGGAAAAGCCAAAGTAGTGGCTAAAGTAGCGGGTTGATCTAATTCAGTAACCGAAATAAAATGCCATTCCAATGCTTTTGTAGGCACTGGGTATACGTACATATCAATATTAGGGTAATCCATATTAATCCACATTACTTGTGGATAGGTAGAAGTCACCGTTTTAACCGCAATACCATCATATTGCTGTTGATTAATAATTTTGATGCCAAACGAAATGCCGTTAGTTGGATCTTTAAAATAAGTAGCATCATCTAACAAAATAGGACGATTACCTACAAAATTACCTGTAGGGCCTAATGTTCTATGAATTTGATTAGGTGTCCAAGTAAAAACTTGATCTTGCGTTGAAAAGACTGACAAACGCTCAGTATTCCATGAATCAATCATTTGATTCATAGCATTAAGAGCGTCATTAGAAGTATTGGCTGAAGGTGTTTCACCCTCGGCAAGCATACCGATTAAACGTAATGCTGCATTAATTTGATCACCGGCGGTTGTCGCCATAGCCTACTCCTTACTGTGCGGTTTTACGACGTCTTTTTACTTCCAGTGTATTAACAGGAGCCGCAACTTCAGTAGCTTCTTCTACTGTTTCAACTTCTTCAGAAATTGATGGCGTATCGTGAGTATATCTTACCCAACCATTTTGTTCATCATTTTCTGCTTCTAATTCCATTGTGGCAACTTTAGTACCGTGGTCAGGATGTTTTAGATAAATAAGTGGCATATTTTCTTTAGTTAGATAGGGGGCAAGCCCCCTATTTATTACGATGCGCCGTGGATGATAGTGTAGTTAATAATGACAGCTTCAGAATATGAAGTTGCACTTAAATTACGCAACGAAATCAAAGCAGTACCAGCAGACAAATAAGAAATGTAAGTGGTGTAAGCTCCAGCAGCGCTACCAGTAGTGTTACTAGATACGCACACAATAATTGTGTCATTGGCGGAAATTAAGTTATTGGTCAACGTAAATGATGCTACTGCACCGCCAGCCAAAGCCGCGTTGTTCATTGTGATACGACCAGCAGACTTATTTAGAGTTACCCCTGTAGATTTGTCTGTTGCCTGTGTCACAGTACCTTGCGCTGCTGCGCTGTAACCAATTTCTTGGCTTGCGTAACAGGTAGTAAATTCGGGGTCGCTATACGCGACACCGCTTGCTTGTGTATTTGGCATAACTTTTCCTTAAAAAGAAACCCGCCCCGAGGGGCGGGATATTACATTAAGCTAAACGGTAGAGAGTCCAAGTACCATCGCCTGTTTTACGAGCGCGGAAAGCTTGTGCTGTACCAGCAGTAGCAACAACAGTCATCAGACCAACCAAAGTCCAACCAGTGTTTGTTGTCAAAGTAATAACGCCAGATGAACTGCCATCCACGTTAATTACTGAGAAATCAAACGAGCTATTTGGTTTAGAGCTAGAAACTAGCGTGTCCAAATCAGCACAAGTAGGCAATTGATAAGAAACTGCGCTTGTACCTGGGTTGCCAAGAATGATGCCATTTGTTACTTGAGCAGCAGTCAAAGTTACGCCAGTTGTCAAAGACACAGGAGCAGCTTGAATTTGTAAATCTACTTCGGATAAATTGCCGTCACCAAGTTGGTAACCGCCAGCGCCATTAGGTAGTGCCATGATATTGATTCCTTAAAAAAGATGTTAAAAAGCCCCCGCTTGCGCGGGAGCAATTAGGTTTAGCCCCAGATACGGCAAGCCATTGCAGGACGAATTGTGCTGTAACCGTACAGAACGTCAATACGGCAAGGTAAACGGTCATTATTGATATCGTACTGACGTACAACACGCATAGAGATACCGTTGTGAACTTGGCGGGAAGCCATGTCAACACCTTGTGGCAA